CATTAATCATGAGATTGCAAAAGTCACGTGGCTCGATGCCGAAGAAATAGGTGATGTGGGTTGGAATTCTTTATCAGGCATGAAAAAAAGAGCAAAAGAGGACTGCCCCACCATGGTTTCGGTGGGGCATATCCTGTATGAGGGCAGTGATCACATATCCCTTATAAGCACGTTGGGGGATAAGGAATGTAGCACCCTCGAGAAAATCCCAATGAGCTTCGTCGTAAAGATAGAAAAATTAGAGGTGAAAAAAGATGATCAAGTATAGTTTCAAATGCAAAGAATGCGAAGAGGTCTGGGATGAATGGTTGAAGATGAAAGACTGTGAGAAACCAGAAAAACGGTCTTGTCCCAAGTGCAAGGCCAAAAGAGGATCTGTTAGTAGACATTATGGTCAGGCTCCAGCGATGAAAATGGATTCTAATTATAAGATCGACGAACCCCATCGAGGGGGTGGTTGGCAGGATGCAGTACAGAAAATGGTTAATGCACCAGAAGTAAAATACGGACATCCAGAAGCCGCTAGGAAAATGAGAGACAAATACCTTAGTTAATAGAAAAGGAACAGAATGAGCAAGAAACCATCTAATAATTCTGCCGAAATGTTCGGGTTAGGCGGAGATGAAGGCGAGACTGATTGGAGAGGGATTCCAATCGAGAAGAAGGAGTCTTATGACCCCGAGAAATCTGCCAGAGAAAAGAAGATGAGGGAAATCAAGGAAACGACCAAGGCTACGGATGATGCCAGAATGATTAATCACAAGGCAAATCTTGACGCCGAAGGTGCAGACTGATATATAAGTGCAGACCTTTTTTACTATGGAGGACACATGATCCAAAAAGGCAAAGTGAATTTTTTGATTGACGGACAGTGGGGCAGCACGGGTAAGGGTAAGCTTGCAGGCTACCTTTATTCAAAGGGCGACATTGATATTGGTATCAGTGACAACATGCCCAATGCTGGACACACGTTCACCAAGGACGGTAAGGATTTCATTCTTAAGGCTCTTCCCACCAGTTGCTTGTTCGACGGGATGACCAGTCTGATCGGTCCCCAGGCAGTTCTTGGTGAAGAACAGTTCCAGTATGAAATGGAGATGATCAAGAACGAATTGGGGCATTACCCCAACGTTTACATTCATCCTCTAGCATGTATTGTTACTGGTGGCGATAAGGTGAATGAGCAGCAGATCGTCAGTGAAATGGCATCTACTGGTCAGGGTTCTTGCTCCGCTACCACCAAGAAGATGTGGCGAAAGGGAGAGGCGAATCTTGCTCGTGATAGCAAGTTCCTTGAGACTCATGTTGCAGACACCCATCAGATGCTGCAGAAGAGCCTTGAGCAAGGTAAGTCTGTTCTCAGTGAGGGAAGTCAGGGTTTCGATCTTTCTCTTAACTGCGGTCATGCCTACCCACACGTGACATCGCGAGACTGTCTGATCGGTAGAATGATGGATAATGCTGGTTGCTCGGTTAAGGATGTTGGAAGCATCATTGCCTCGCTCAGGACCTACCCCATCAGAGTCGGAAGTACTGATAACACCAGTGGACCATACTACGACGATCAGCAGGAGCTTGATTGGGGTTATATTTCAGAGAAGTGTGGTTATCCAGTTGAAGAGAAGACCACTGTGACCCAGAGGGTTCGCCGAGTCTTCACCTTCTCCCCAGCCCAGACCCGCAAGTTCTGTCGATACGTCCGACCAGACTACGCATTCTTGAACTTCGTGAACTATTACCAGGATCATGAAGAAAGAAGTGGGTTCATCACCAAGGTGGCAGGACTCCTTAAGGAGCAAGGTTGTGATCTCCGTCTTCTTGGTACGGGTGCAGATCTTGAGGATATGGTAGAGACCTCCTCTGATCAGATTCTCAGCGGGCAGAAGGAGCTCTTCGCTTCATGATTTTACATTACGTGCTCGGACAAGCTGGCAGTGGCAAATCGACTTTCATCTCTTCTATGTTTCCTAAAGAGGAAAACATACTTTTCAACGTGGGGGAAGTCCTTAGGGGTACCTTCTACTGCATGAAGAGCAAGCAATCAGAGAAGAATGTCTGGTCTTTTGCAAACCCGCTAGTCTATTCCATGTTCAAGCACTGTTGCAAAGTTTCCAGGGATTATGATGTCCCTCTGGTGACCGATGGAATGCCAAGGAATAGCAAGCAGCTAATGGTTGCCCATCGATATCTTACGGATTTTTCCCATAAGATGAATGTAGAAGTCAACGTGCATTTTTTGTACATTGATGAAAAGGAGCAGATCAGTCGGATCACTGATCGAAACGGGTCCATCGATGAGTATCAGATGGAAAGAATCAAGCAGTCCAGATCAGATTTAGAAGGAAACATTACCACCATCGGTATCCTGAAAGAGTCTATGGGCAAGCACGAGGTGAAGTACAATTTGAAGTGGTATGACCAAGAAGATGGAAAGTTCACACTACAAAGAACACTATGAACTTTATCCACACCCCAGTATCTGGTTTAGAGGAGCTGAGATCCGTCACCCAAAAGGACGGATCTCGGTTCTATAGTACCCCTGATGGGGTTGACTACCCTAGTGTCACCACTGTAGTTGGGTGGGAAAAGAGAGAATTCTTCAAGGAGTGGAGAGAGAAGAACGCAGAAGAAAGCAAGCGGATTCTTGCTAATGGCACTAAAGTGCACGAGATGGTAGAAGACTACTTGAATAACAAAGAGGTGGAAAGAGACAACTTGAGAGCCTACGAGCAGTTCACCAATTTGAAGAGTCTGCTGCATAATATCACCGATATTCGAGCACAAGAAGTACCACTTTACAGTCATCTTCTTGGTCTAGCTGGTCGCGTAGACTGCGTAGGTTGTTACAATGGTGTCCCATCGATCATCGACTTCAAAACCAGTAAAAGACTGAAAAGTAAGGATCAGGTCGAAGATTATTTCTGTCAGACCACTGCCTATGCAATTATGTGGCATCAGTTGACAGGAGAGAAAATCTCTCAGATCGCAATCCTCATAACCACAGGGTATGGAGACATCCAAGAATACTTGGAAGATCCCCGTAACTACGTGGTTCCCCTAAAAAATAAAATTGACAGCTATCTCAAGTCCTGTCAGTGAACGTATAAGACAATTTAGGTCTTAAGTTCTCAGAGGTGGAATTTGAGCTGTGCACCCTTATGGCATGTCTAAACTGATCATGGAACAGTGCTCGGCCGTTGTTAGAAGGTGTACTTGTGTCGTCCTGAGACTGGTCATAAACGTTGGTCAGACTAGCAGCATCCCCAGCCGCACCGCCAGGAGGAGTATAGGTGGAGGAGGACGGTTGGTATGTGGTTTCTGCTGCGGGTACTGCTTCATAACCACCGTCGTTATCTCTATAAATGGCAATCCTGACAATATTGCTCTCGTTGTCAATGGCATCTTGAACGATATGGGTGACATCGAAACAGATTTCTCTGGTGTCGTCCTGGGTGGGATCTCCACCATCTCCTGGTCCGTCGGAGACATCTCCCACTGGGTCATCGGGCTTCTTGACTTCTGGGTCTTCTCTGGCAATGACCTCCATATTCGGGTCCCCAAAGATCTTACCCACGTCGCTAGTGATTGGAGGAAATCCTCTGGGGATACTACTCCCGAAATCTCCGTCTCCAAACCCGTAGCAGGAAGATACTCCCAGATCTGAGATGTCTCCAGTATTACCAGCGGCAGAATACCTGCTGCCACCAGCATCGATCCAATAATCTGATTCCGCGTTGGAGGATGCTATTCCTCCAGACCAACCCAACCAGTTCAAGTCCCCTAGCTCACCAGTAGATGTAAATCCTCTGACTACCTTATAAGCACAATAGGTGCCACCATCGTCAAAAGAAGACCCTGCAATGATATTACTGGAATCAACATTATAGGTGCTGCTGAAGTTGGGAAATTTTATATCACTAAAGTTGCTACTGTCGTGGAACATGATAGCGTTTAAACGAAGGCACAATTTCGCTAAAGATACAGTATCACCTGATGCTGGGATCGGGGCTGTACCACTCCCAATCTGTCGGTTGGAGGCCAGGTTGAGATCGATAAAGAAATATGCTCTTTGTGCTCTCCCGCCTAGAGAACCATCATAGGTCATGCCGTCATTATCAGAAGAACTATAATCTCTACCGTTGAACTCATACTTCCATTTAGGAGTATTGCCGCTATCCAAAGTAACGAAATCGTTAGGTAACCATGCACCTATTTCTAACATTTCTCTTTGGTATGGGGGCTGCCAAGTGGTGAAATTGGGACCCGTACCCGTCTTTTGAATCCCAGACGCCATGTAGTAAGAAGCAGAGGTAGACCCAGTATGACCAGTTGCCCCACCCAGACCTACATCGAAACCCCTACCGCTGTTGGCATTCAGTCCACCCACATGATGGGTATAAGTATCTCTATCTATGTCAGCGATTACCTGATATTCTCTGGTAGTGGGAGGCGACTTAGGCTCGTTAACTACCGCTTGTCTAAGGGCGGTCAATCTATGACGTGCTCTTGCCATATTAGCTTCCAATAACTCTTAAATCGGCGGTCTCTCCAGAAGCACAGATCGTGAAAAGGCTTTCTGGACCAGTTGCCTCAATGAATAAAGAATCGAACTGTTGGAGTTTATATCCGTTAGCACGAAGTGCCGCATCATTTGCCATAGTCGGACCCAACACGGCGGTATTAGGACCGTAATTGGTCACTCTAAACCCAGTTTCTACCTGCAATGCTGGGAAGGTGGTAGCAGCAGCCGCAGTAGCAACGATAGCGCCTACTGTGATGCCAGTACCAGCGGGGATGGAGACTGTAAGGACGTCCACATCTCCGATGTTATTGGTGCTTGCTAGCAGCTTCACATCGCCTGTCACTGCCACCTTGTTGGTCTGACCGATTGTCGTAACCGCTTGGGTAATACCAGCAGCGATTGTTCTGATATCCGCCGAAACACCATTCACGAGGGTATCTAGGGTACCACCAGTGATCGAGAAGTTGAAAGTAATACCACCAGACACCGAGACGATGACTGGATCTACTCCGTTGGTACTTCCTGCCACTGGATAGTAGATATCATAGGTATCAGAGGGCCTTACAATCACTGGGGAGGCATCACTCATCGTGGAGTCTACGCCATCTTCTCCAGTATTAATCTTGATCTCTTGGAAATGTACAGAGTTTACAACATCCGTTCCGATAGTTGCCCCACTTGGGTCGGAAGATGTAATCTGAATATGGTCAGTTTGGTTGTCTTGTGCCATTTCTATCCCTCATATGGTTGACAAACTATTTCCTATGGGCATAAATAGATTATGCAAGGACGTACACCATATTTATACAAAACGGAGCCATAAATGATAGAAGATGAAAAAGCCTTCTGCCTGAAGGTAGAAGACCTAGTGAAGACTGGGGTATATGAAAGTTATATCGACGCTGTCTTATTCGTTTGTGATGAGGCTAAGATTGAACCTTTCATGGGTGCCAGGCTGATCAGTACCCCCATTAAAGAGAAGATCAAGAGAGAAGGCCAGGATATCAACCTCCTACCAGCCGAGGCGGAACTGCCGTTCTCTTGACTGTAACCAGCCTACCTGATATAATAAACAAGATCACACACACTAAAATCTGTCACATACAATACAAAGGAGACAGCATGAGTTTTAGCAAGATGAAGAAGAGTGCGGGTAAGATGGATTCCATCATGGACGAGTTGAACAAGATTCAGAAGAACGAGAAGACCAACTACAAGGATGATCGTTTCTGGAAGCCTGAAGTCGACAAGTCTGACAACGGGTATGCCGTGATCCGATTCCTCCCACCAGTAGAGGGTGAAGATACCCCTTGGGTTCGGATCTTCAATCACGGTTTCAAGGGTCGCGGAGGATGGTTCATTGAGAATTGTCCTACCACTATCGGTCTGAAGTGTCCTCTGTGTGAGGCGAACAGCGAGCTTTGGAACAGCGGGGACGAGTCGGATAAGGACATCGCCCGAAGTCGTAAGCGTCGCCTCCAATACATCTCGAACATTATGGTGGTTGAGGACCCCAAGAACCCATCAAATGAGGGTAAGGTCTTCCTCTACAAGTTCGGCAAGAAGATCTTCGACAAGGTGATGGAGTCTCTCCAGCCCGAGTTCTCAGACGAGGAAGCGGTGAACCCGTTCGATTTCTGGAAGGGTGCTAACTTCAAGTTGAAGATCCGCAAGGTCGCTGGTTTCACCAACTACGACAAGAGTGAGTTCTCGAGTCCTACTGCTCTTAACGAGGACGATGAAGTTCTCGAGAAGATCTGGAGTCAGCAGTACAAGCTGCAGGAGTTCATCGCTCCAGACCAGTTCAAGTCTTACGAGGAGCTTAAGAAGCGACTTGATATTGTTCTGGGTGGTGGTGCCAGAGGTGGTGACATTGCCGAGTCCGCAGCGGATCTCGATAACACCGTTGCCCAAGTCAGAAAGGAGCAGTTTGCTGCTCCTAAGACCAAGATGGTGGAGGAAAAGACGGGAGGATCCGAAAGCGGCGAAGATGACGCGCTATCTTACTTTCAGAAGTTAGCGGACGAATCTTGATATTGTAGTCGTTTTTAGACCGACCGATCTTGGCGGGGTGACTTTAATCGGTCACCCCGCTTCTTTATATTAAGGTGCAAAAATTAGACCACTTGATGGGATTTCACCACCAACTGTCAGTCTGGGTCTGATACCAGGTGATGCAACAGTGGTATTCTTAATATTCGTCACTGGTGCTACCACGTTGGTGTTGTTAGATGATGCCACTGGGGAAGACTGTAATTCTTGGTTGGTATTGATCTCTTTGAAAAGGTCGGGATTTCTGCCTTCTAATATTCTCTTCGCCCTGGCAGAATCTCCTCCACTACCGAACCTCTTATCAAAGTTAGCAATCTCACTATCGACAGTACTTTGGTTACCATTCTTTTTGAGTCTAGCAATTCGCTTCTCTTGGGCATCTACCTTTTGCTGGAAAGCCTCTTCATCCTGCTGTGCCAATAGCTGATCATATGCCGCCTGGGTGGATGCCCTATTCTGCACTTCTTGAGATGCCGACTCTGCGAAATCTTTCTCTAACTGGGCGACACTAGCAGGCTTCAAAACGTTGGGTATGATACCTAGAACTGCCGACACCAGGGAGTAGAACTGCTCCTTGATGAAAGATAGCAAGGTGTCTATTTGCTTGGCAAAGAATGTGACTGGTCTCTTGAAGTTCTCAAACATCCATTCACCAACACTGGTGAAGAATCCGAAGAATGCTTCACCTGCAGCAATGATTCCATCTATGGTGAAGAATTCACTCACCACATCATAAAGGCTGCTAAATGCTGACACGATCAACTGGAGCTGAATCTTTATAGACTCTTTCATAAAATCTAAGTATTCAGTGAAGATCAGACCTATCTTCTGAAATATAGACAGTTCAGGATCGTTAACAATCGCAAATACGTTTCCAAAGAAGTTCTTAATATTCTCAAAGAAGGGGTCCACAAATGCAGATACGGTATCGAAGCTGATTAGACCGAATGTCAGACCTTGTACGATCTGAGAAAAGGCACCTTTCATTGCGTCGACTAGTCTGAGTGCGAAGTTGGACTCTTCAGACTCTGCGAACCCCCTAAAGGCACCCACGATACCATCTATGAGGATCATCAGAGGACCCAAGAATTTGAGTCCGATCATGGCAATTTTACCGCCAGGCCCCAAGAAAGGGGCAATCCTACCAATTACACCCATGAAACTAGAGCTTAGGGATAATAACTTCGCGGCGAACAGTGGCAGCCTACCTTCTGGACCGAAGAATCCCAGCAGGGCAGCTATGGTACCACCAGCAAGAAGACCACCGAAGAGGCCCAAAATTCCTTTGAATAAACCACCACCGACTGGTTTAGCGATCTTGTCTACAAAAGATTGGAAAGATTTTTGAAACCCATCGGTTAGCGAGGAGATAGAGTCAAATAGTTGGCCTCTTTCTCTCTTTTCTTCTTTCGCCGACTCCTGCTCTTGCAGTGCGTTGCCCTCTGAGGATTTGGCAATGGAGTTCCCCTGCTTAAGGAGATCTACCATCTCGTTCAGTGCTTTTGAAATTGATTTAGGATCTTCAGCCATGTTTTTGTCTCTCTAACCTTCTGTTTTCTTCTTTGATGTGATTGGTCAGAACTGATATGTAGATCTGCCTCTCCCACGGAATCATATCTTCTAATTCAGTGATCGAACACGTCCCGCTTTTAGCCATGGCGAAGTTGGTCTGATAGTAGTTTGCTAAATTATCATGGTATAAACTCAGACGAAAAAATTGTCGAATCCTTCAATGTTCATTGTGTTCTTTTTCTTGCAAGAGCTGCAAGTAAACTTAACCTTCTTAACGATCTTCGGCATCCCATCAAAAAACTGCTTGATCTTTTCCATCTCTTTGTACCCGAGACTATTTACAAAATCGTCTAACTCGGAATCTGATGCTTCTGAAGCCTTATACACCTGCTTCTCGTCATAAATGTAATCAATACAACCCTTGATGACACCGACTGGGTCCGCTTTCTCAATGGAAGAAACATCGTCGATTCCTGGGTATTTCATCACAATCCCCATGGACTCAGTGATCTCTACCTTATTGCTTCCTTTACCCTGCTTGGTCACCTCAATATTACTGAAATCGATCCTGGCCTTGTTCTCTTCATCACAGGACTCGCACTTAACCGTGATATCGACTGTCTCTCCTACGGATCTGGATCTCAGATTCACAAAAATATATTCCAGATCGAACGTCGCCAGATTATTCACATCAATCTTATCTTCTACACAGCTGGTAACGATCTGCTTCATAGCATTGCTGATTTCTTTTCTATCTTCAGACTCAGCTGCCACCATTAAAATCTTCTCTTCTTTGACCAAAAAAGGTCGGTACGTCACTTTTTGCCCCGTGCTGGGTATGACTAACTCATACGTTGGGGTCTTAATAACTGGTAATGCCATAAATCAAATCTCCATATCAGATGATAGTTCCAATTCCACCAAGGTTAAAATTCTGCAAAGGTTTTTCAATAATCGCACCCGCATCTGCCCATGATTGGAAAGTCTGGGAATAGTTTAGAGGGTTACCAAATTTACCACCAAAGATACCCAAATCATTCATCAGGCCACCAGTATTGGTGTCGAATTTCCTGACAGACGGGATATCATATAAAAATTCTTCTGCTACCGCACCACCAGTGGTTACGATGGTGGGTATATATCTAGAGAAGTTCAGGGTGATCGACTGTCTGGCGATATCCGAGCCTCCCTCATTAGATAATTCGATAGCACCTACCTGCTTAGGCCAGACTTCTTCTAATCTGATGCGATAGAGCGGGAAATCAAATTCGTTCAAGATGTAGATGTATGCATCACAGGCATAATCTTTAAAGTATGCCATTCTACCGCTGGCTGGGTCTACGATGGTGTCCATCCAAGACTCGAATGTCCGTCTCTCCCACATGTCTTTGGCAAGGTAAAACTCGATCTCCAGCTCGTTCTCATATAAAGGTGCATAGGGGATCTCGGACGAGGGACCCAAAGCATTGGAGTCTGGGGAAGAGGCAATACCTCTTCCAGGAACGTTTATCCTGTTGCACATAAGACTCAGTCTATTACCCATGAATAAATCGAAAGCACCCACGAGTCCTGAGAACTCGATCAGGTATCTATTCGGGGTGAACACCCCAAACTTTCTGACGTTGGCAACCATTCTGTCTATTCTTGGCATGAAAGTTCCCCTATCTTATTTTATTTATGCTTTCTTTCCATACAGCCTGCTTCTTCTGCTTGACAAAAGCCTCTGTGGGGAGATTGACTGCAATATTCCAGTATTTTGGCGGTATGATGACCATCTCAGACCTGACCTTGCTCATAAGATATTTCTTGATGCACGGTTTGAAGAATCTGAATTTGGATGATCCCTTGAGTATGTTGTAGGTCACCTTGAATCTGGCACTGTCGCTCAGGCTGTTATCTGAATTTAATGCTAAGAGACTAGAGAAAAATATCTCCCTGTATTTTGGGGGTAGATAATGCAAGTTTACACCCATCATCTCTTTTTTGGGTGGTGTCAAGAGAATAGTCATCGGGAATGCATCATAATAAGGGAGTTTCTTCTTGGTTTTGGGACTGTATCTGAACATATACAGTTTACCAGGTCGACCATCCTCTTTAATCTTTCCTTTTGACCCATCCATTGCTGCATCTGCACCTACAGACCCGTAGATGTATTGCATATTTTTTCTGAACCATGCAAGGGAACTCTTCTCTTTGCTATCAATACCGAAGAATTTGGATAGATCATCTATTTCTTTTAAAGGATCAACGTCTTTTGGCATTTTTCTTCTTCCCCTTGAATAGATCGTCTTCAGTCATGACCCTGAACGTCCAGCCTCTATTTTCTGCAAAATCCGTAGCCGCTTTCCATTTAGCCTGGTTGATTCCATAAGTCATCACCTCAGTGAGATATCGTCTTTTGGTCTTGGTCTTTCTTTCAGGCTCTAAACACTGCTTCTTTGGTTTTATCTCGATCAGAGTGACCTCTCTGATACCATCTTTTCTCACCATCTCAACAATGAAATCCACAAAATATCGATGCATTTTGCTGTCTTTTGGGGACCGATATGGCACGATAACCTCTTCTGACCCCCAAGACAATATAGAATCGTTCTCATCACAATAGACCATGAACTTCCTCTCCCATAGAGACCTATAAGTCACTTTGGAAGGGTCACCCAGATACTTCTCAGGCTTTTTTGGTTTGTATTTACCTTTATAAGACATGGCTTTTTATTTATATAAATAGTAGAACAGGGAGGTCTACATGCCAGAATCTTTCCAGAACACATCAGGCGCAATCGGTCCCATTGATAACCCAGCTGGATCTGCTAATTCTCAGGTGGAAAATTTTATCAATGGAGCTGGTGATGCCACGTTCTTTAATGCGTTCCAGAACTCAGGTAACCTCAATAACCTGAAGGGCGATACACCGACGGTATTGGTTTATCCAGAGGATATCCATAACAACCCCACGAAGGGTAACTTGGTCCATTTTGATGTTTTTTATAAGAAACCCGCTAAAATGGAAGATGTTACCAACTCGACCAAAGATATCTTTAGCAGTGCTAAAGATGCTATATCTGGTCTAGGAGAGGATATTTCGTCTGGTGTCGGACAGATATTCAGTGGTGGTAATCCTCTATCAAATGCTGGTAATCTTTTATCTGGTATCGGGACTCCGAACGACGAGTCTGTACAAAAGAGAGAGCAGTTAGAAGTAGATAACGTTAGTGAGGATACTAGGCTAGGGAAAGCAACAGAAAAATCACTGGATAAAGTGACACTCTACATGCCTGTCGGACTCCAGAACACAGATTCCCTAACGTATTCGGACCAGGACTTCGGGTTAATTAAGGGAATCCTGGATGCAGAAATTGGTGCATTAGTACCAGGTTTGGCAGCGAAGGCTGCAGGATTTGCGGACTCGTTATCTGAGATAGCTGGTGGAGGACTCAACTCCGAGGCTGCTCTGAACGCGGTGACTGGTGCTGTCAAGAATCCAAGGAAAGAGCAGTTATTCAATGATGTGGAGTACAGAACCTTCGAGTTCGCTTTCAATTTCTTCCCCAGATCCAAAAAAGAATCTCATGATGTGATGGAAATCATCAAGTTGTTCAGATTCCATGCACACCCTGAGGTCTCTAATAATCAGGCATTTTATAATATGCCATCTGAATTCCAGATCTCTTTCATTGATATCGAATACCCATCATTGAACCCCCTTCAACAGATCGGATCTTTCTTAGGTGCTGAATACTCTGGTACAGTCGCCAAGGAGAATCAGTGGATCAATAAAATAGGAAGAACCGCGTTAACCAACGTGTCGGTGAACTACACCCCACTCGATAGATTGTCTATGTTCCCAGATGGAGCGCCTACAGCGGTAAGTATGACCCTCCAATTTACTGAGTTAGAGTCCATTAACCGTAACAAGATTAAGATTGGTTACTGAACATGTCTTATTTTAGTAAATTTCCCAAGGTAAATTACTCTTTTGACAACGGCGATACCACCAAATCTGCCGTTGATATCGTTAAAAGGGTAAAATTCAGGGAATATATCAAAGAAAATGGGGAGATGTTCGTTGAGTATCAGCTTAGAGACGGCGATACCCCAGACATCGTTGCGGAGAAAATATACGGCGATTCCGAGTTACATTGGATGATCATGCTATTCAACGATGTGACCAATCCCTACTACGACTGGGCACTGTCTCAAAGAAATCTGGAGTCTTACTCCTTCAATAAGTACAGAGGTGAGACATATTTTCTGACAGACTGGTCTACCGAGGATGCACTGCCTGACGGGTTTAACCCAGTCAGAAACGACACCATAATGGGAGTTAGCGGGTCTGGCATCAACCCAACCACCAACCCTTTTCCATACAATGCTGGGTCCGCAGCCTTGGTGAGGAAATGGGATAAAACCTATTCCCGACTTGAAGTTACCCATGTTACTGGGGATGGTTTCATCAGTGGTGATTACATTGTCACTATTGGTACCAGTGCCGATGGATCCACGTTTAACATGTCCGCGAGGATTAGCAGAAAGATATCCCAATCCATTAGTGCTCTGAATAAATTCGAGAACCCAGTAGACGGCACCATTCTTAATCCCTTGGGTAGTGCACCACAGGGAAGTACTGGACAGCAAGCAATCATTGGAAATACTGGCGGCATTTCTGGACCAGGTTCTCCAGCCTTTGATTTTTATGAGGCGGTATGCGGTTTTACAGCGACTCTTCTATATGGGTACATCGTCAATGATTCCAGCACATATGTTAAGACCAATTTCGACCACGAAGATCTAGAGAATGAAACGAACAGGACCATTAAACTGGTCCGACCAGAGTACGTGCAAAAAGTGATCCAAGACTTCGAAAAATTAATGGGGAGATGATATAAGTGTCTTCACCAGATCCAGATAGTTATAATAAGATCAACGACGTTTCAGTAGAAAAAATCATACTGAAATCAGAGCAAGGTGGTTCCGTAGACATTAGCAGCCTAGTCATGCATGTGGATCTATATGAAGATCTGACCAGTCCTATTCTCAAAGGACAGATGAAGGTGGTGGATGCTATTGGTTTCAGAACTCACCTTCCCCTACTGGGGACAGAATCGGTGGAGATCTCGTTCAAGACCCCTGGTATTGGATCCAAGTTGATCACCACCAGGCTAGATGTGATGTCGATGACTGGCAGAACTAAGAAGTTAGACGATAGGTCTGAAATCTATGAATTGGGGTTAAGGTCGAGGAATCATTTTTACAATGAATCCAGGCGTGTTAGCAGGGCATATGAGGGTAAAATATCCGACATGGTGGCTCAAATCGCCAAAGAATATCTACCTGAGGTGAACGTAGAGGTGGAAGAGACCAGGGGCAATTACAAATTCGTGATTCCCAATCTCAGACCCCTTGATGCCATCAGATTTTTGTCCACCAAAGCGGTCTCTGCACAGGGTCCCCATGATTCCAATTATATCCTCTTCGAAACGTTGGGGTCCTTGGTGTTCGCTAGCATAGGTAGGCTATCTAATGGTCAGACCATGAAAGAATACCACTCCAAACTCAGTTCCATCGATGACGGAACGGATAAAATCCGCCGTGAGTTCTTAAAAATACAAGATATCCAGATCAAAGAGGATTTCGATACCGAATCAGACCTAAGAAGCTCGATGATGTCCTCAAGGTTGATGAGCCATGACCTCACTACTAAATCGATTAAGATCCTGAGTTATAACCATCAGTTGGACTTTGACAAGTCAAACCATGTTGAGTCTAACAGAGAGCTACCTTTTAAATCTAGGTACACTGGCATGGGCGATGGCAAAACTGTCCTTTTGACCAGACAAGAGCAGGCTTATGGGCAAAATTTCGATAACTCAGAGTATGAGTCCGAATACCTTAAATCCCTCTCTAATCGGATGAGTTGGAGGGGAAACTCCATCTTAATTACTGTAGCTGGGGATTCCACCTTACGTGCTGGGATGGTGGTTGGTCTTAGCCTGCCTTCTAACGAACCTAAAAAGAGCAATGACCCAGACTGGTTTGATAAGTATGGAAGCGGCAGATATCTTATTACTAGTATCAGACACGGCATACTAAATACCAGTGGAAAAGAATACACGAATATGATGGAACTGAGCAGGGATTCTTTGCCTGTCCAACCACCAGATGAAAAGAAATTCTTAGGAAGCAGTAAGGAAGACGAACGACCAGACTCGTCGCTATTCGCATGATTGATACACCAGATTTAAAATGGTTCCAAGGAGTGGTAGAGGATCGCAATGATCCTCTTAAACTGGGTAGGTGTAGGGTAAGATGCCTGGGTTATCATACTCCAGACAAGCAGATGCTGCCCACCTCGGATTTACCCTGGGCGCACCCGATGGGACCTGTAACCTCCGCGTCGGTGGACGGGATAGGCGACTCTCCCCTAGGTCTAGTCAACGGCACATGGGTCTTTGGATTTTTTAGGGATGGTCAGTCGTGTCAGCAGCCTGTGTTCATTGGCACTCTGGGTGGAATCCCCCAATCTGGACCAAACGTAAATCTTGGATTCTCTGACCCCGACGGTGTCTATCCTGGCATAACTGGAGAAGCGGATACCAACAGACTCGCTAGAAATGAAAAAATAGATGAAACCATAGTCCAGACTAAGAAAGATGATCTAGACGAGATGGACACCGCTGGTGGTGCAGGAGGCGGAGGCTCTGTCAAAGAACCAGAAACGCCTTACAATGCCGCATATCCTTTCAACAAGGTCAAACAGTCGGAATCTGGTCATATCATTGAGATAGACGACACCGATGGGTCTGAGAGAATCCACATATACCATAAATCAGGTACCTTCGTCGAGATCCACCCAGATGGTTCGATGGTTAGGAAAGTTAAAGGTACTTCTCATGAAATATTTGTATCTGACCATAATGTACATGTTAAAGGTAACTGTAACATCACGGTGGACGGAGACTCTTCCATCTTGACTAAAGGTAGTTCAACCATAAAATCTGAGTCCACACAGAACATAGAATCTGACGGAAATATAGAAATTAAGGCATCGGGGAGTGTAAATATAAGTGGTGGAAACGGGTCTAGTACTATTTCAGTAGATACTAGCAGTATTAGGCAGAACGCCTCTACCATTTTGCTGAACTAATATGAGCAACACAACTGCACAAACTTTAGTAAACTTCCTAGAAAAGGCTGGGGTCAAACTGGTCCTTTCTGGTGATACTGTGGTTGTATCTAAGTCTTCTACTAGGCAGTTGACCAGTGAAGAGACCATACTGTTCGGTGACAACCTTGATGAAATAGCCATCATTCTTAGAGGGAGAAAAGGTTCTGTTAATTTAGGTACTGATGTTGCCCAGAAACCTGGACCTTCAGGTACTTCTGATCTAAGAAGAGGGATCGATATCAACAACGTTGAGACCGCTAACGGTCTAACTGGTGATGTGATTTTTCTCGCTGGAGAAAATGTCTCCATAACCTCTGGTAGTGGTGGTATCACTATTAGTGTTCCGACTGGTGGAATCGGGCCTACAGGGGCTGCTGGAGCAGCAGGCGCAACAGGCGCTGCTGGTGCAACAGGAGCC